GGACGGCCGCTGAGGTGTCAGACGCCGTCTGACACCTGTACGATGGGAGCCGAGGCCGGCGGACACCCGGCCCCGGCCGCCACCGGCGGCCCCCTCAACCTCCAAGAAAAGAGGGCCGCCCGATGGCGCCCACACCCTACGCAACCCAGGTGAACGCCGGCATGGACCCCGAGACACCCCTGAACGGCCGCCGCAACCAGTCCGGCAACCGGGTCAAACCCGTGAGCGAGTACGCCGGCTCCGTGGCCGCCGCCGGCCGCATGATCCGAGCCGTGGTGAAGCGGGCCGCCGCCGGCGAGGTGGACGTCACCGACCTGGCCGCCCTTCGCCAGCTCCACGACGTCGTGGACGACGCCATGGTGGCCACCGTGGGCCACCTCCGTGACCAGGGGTACTCCTGGGCCGACGTCGGCCGTGCCCTGGGCGTCACCCGCCAGACCGCCCAGGCCGTCTACGGCCGCACCGCCGAGGGCGAGTGATGGACCCCGACGCCGCCGCCGCCCTCATGCGCGACACCACCCGCCCCGACGCCGAGCGCTACGTGGCCGCCCTCGACCTGTGCGCCTGGCTGAACCGGGGCGGCTTCCCCCAGGCCATCCCCGACCAGACCTTCACCACCGACACCGCCCACCGGCGGGCCGCCGTCGAGGAGGCCCACACCTACCTCGACGTCCTGTCCGCCCGGCTGGTGTGACCATGTTCACCGCCCGATCGCATCATCTGACGTAAGTCAGACCGTCTCCATAACGATGACAACCTCCACAACCTCCAAGACCACGGCCGCCGGCGACGCGGCCCCCGTTCTCACCCTGGCCGCCGACCTGTCGCCGGCGGTGGCCGCCATCGAAAAGGCCTACCGGCAGCTTCAGCGGGCGTTCCCCGACGCCCCCGACGTCACCATCGTCGTGAAGCGCGACGAACGGGCCTGGGGCCACACCACCGTGGCCAAGGTGTGGGCGCCGGCGACGGCCACCACCTCGGACCGCTTCGAGCTGATGATTTCCGGCGAGAACCTGCGCCGGGGCGCCGAGGCCGTCGCCGGCACGCTCCTCCACGAGGCCGTCCACGCCCGCCACCTCGCCGCCGGCGTCCTCGACACCGACGTGAACGGCCGCCACAACCTCCTCTTCAAGGCCGGCGCCGAGGAGCACGGCCTGTCGTGCGAGCAGGCCGGCTGGCACGGCTGGACTAAGACCGAGCTGTCGGCCGAGGGCCGCCAGCGGTGGGCCAAGATGATTCGCACCATCGAGGCCGGCCTGGCCAAGGCCGCCGCCGCCGCCGCCCCCAACCTCGACCACCTGGGCCGGCCCGCCAAGCCCGCCGAGGGCGAGGGCGAGGGCGAGACCGAGACGCCGGCGCCCACCCCGCCCCGCAAGCGGGGCGACCGCAACCTGGTCAAGGCCACCTGTGCCTGTGGGTTCTCCATCCGGGCCAGCCGGGGGGTCCTGGACAAGGCCCGGCCCCGGTGCGAGGAGTGCCAGGAGCCTTTCGAGGCCGTGAGCTGACCGACCGAGGGCCGCCCCACTGGGGCGGCCCTCACTGTCTTACGTCAGGCCTTGACCGCCCCCCGTAGTTACATCACTGTCACCCGCCAGACGCATGTTCGGACGACGGGACCGCCGCGGTGGCGCCTCCTCCACGGTCGAGGCCGCCCCCGCACCCCTACCGCCGCCCCCGCCGCCGTCGCCCCGCCACCGGGCCGAGGCCATCGTGGCCGGCCCGCTCCCCGGCATCCTGGACCCCGGCTGGCTGTACGGGTCCGGCATCTACCGCTCCGACGCCATGGCCGTGCCCACCCTGGCCTTCATCCGCCACCAGCTCGCCGGCGGCCTGGCCTCCATGGACCTCGACCGCTTCCGGGTCACCGCCGCCGGCGAGGAGGCAATGGCCCCCGGCTGGTGCGCCAACCCCGACCCGTCGCCGGCCATCACCCCGTCCGTGTTCTGGGGGTGGGTGGTCGATGACCTGTTCTTCGGGGGCCTGTCCACGCTCCTGGTCCTGGCCCGCGACTACGACGGCTTCCCCGTGTCGTTCCGCCGGGTCCTGCCCGGCCAACTCACCTACGACCCCACCACCCTGGCCTGGGGCATGGCCTCCTCGTCGCCCGTGGCCTACATGGGCCACAACATCGACCCCGCCGACGTGGTGGTCATCAACGGCCCCCACGAGGGCCTCCTGAACTACGGCGGCGCCCTCATCCGCGCCGCCCTCGACCTCGAAGCGGCCGCCGCCACCGCCGCCGGCGAACCCGTGCCGAACGTGGAGCTGCACCAAAAGACCGGCGAGCCGCTGACCCCCGACGAGGCCGCCGACCTCGTGGCCCGGTGGCGCACGGCCCGCGCCTTCGGCGCCACCGCCTACACGCCCAACTCCATCGAGACCAAGGCCATCGGCTTCAGCGCCGCCGACCAGCAACTCGTGGAGGGCCGCCAGTACATGAGCACCCAACTCGCCCGCCTCGCCGGCGTGAACCCCGTCCTGGTCTCGGCCGCCATGGGGTCGTCCTCGTCGTACGTCTACACCAACCAGGCCGACTACCGGCAGGCCTTCCTGGACGACGTGCTCGACGCCTACCTACGGGCCATCGAGGGCCGCCTGTCGGCCGGCGACGTGACCCCTCGTGGCCAGTACGTCCGCTTCGACCGTGACGCCTTCACCCACCTGACCCAAATGCAACGTGCCCAGATCATGGTGGGTGCGCTGCGATCCCAGGCCGAACCCGAGCGCATCGACCAGGTGGCCCGCTCCATCGGCATCGACCCCGCCGCCGACAACACCGCCGGCGCCCTCCCCACCGGAGCGGCCGCATGACCACGCCCACCGTGACCCGTTTCGTGGAGCTGCGCGCCGCCGGCGCCGGCGTCCAGGCCGACGTCGCCCGCCGCACCATCGCCGGCACCGTCGCCCCCTGGAACGTCTACGGCACCGTGTCCACCGGCCAGCGCATCGCCTTCGCCCCCGGCTCCCTGACCCTGGGCGAGCGCGTGAAGCTGGTCCTCGACCATGACCCCACCAAACCCGTAGGCGTCATCACCGGCGCCCCGACCTCGACCGCCGCCGGCCAGACCGCCGGCTTCCGCGTTCCCCCCGGCCCGCTGGGCGACCAGGCCCTGACCGAGGCCGCCGAGGGCCTGCGCGACGGCCTGTCGGTGGGCGCCGAAATCGAGGACGCCACCGAGACCGACGACGGCCTCTACGTCACCGCCGCCCGCGTCCGCCACGTCGCCCTCCTGTCCGAACCCGCGTTCGATGACGCCCGCGTCACCAACGTGGCCGCCTCTGCCACCACCAGCCAAGGAGTCCCCGTGTCAACGATGGAACACACAGCGAACACTCAAACCGCCGGCGGTGGTGGAACCGCTACGGTCCCTGGAGGCCCTGGGCCTGACCCAGGAGCCGGCCAGAGCGTCGGCGGGGGGCCGCCGATGACCACCGCATCGGCTCCCCCGCCGGCACCCACCCCCGCCGGCCTGCCCGCTGTACCCGGCGAGAACGGCATGGTAACCACCCCCACTGGCCTGGTCGTGAGCGCCGCCGCCGCCTCGCCCGCCCTGGTCCGCTCCGAGCCGTACCCCTACGCCGTGCCCGTCGAGGCCGGCGGCCCGTCGTTCGTCCGCGACGCCTGGGCCTCCATGGAGAACCCCGGATCGCCCGAGGGCGAGCGGTGGCGCCGAGGCCAGGCCATGGCCGCCGACCCCGCCACCATCCGCCTCGGCATGGTCCGTTTCGCCGCCGCCGCCGCCACCGTCCAGGCCGCCACCGGCACCACCGTGACCCAGCCCGGCCTCGTCCCCGACCGCTGGCTACCGGAGCGATTCGTGCCCCTCCGGGGCGCCAAGGCCCCGCTTTACACCGCCCTGGCCAAGTACCCCACGCCCGATTTCAACAACCTCATGGTGCCCCGCACCACCGACGAGACCGGCCTGTCGGGGAGCGGCGCCGACGAGGTGACCCCGGTACCGCCCGGCAACATCGACACCGCCGCCGACACCGTGGTGATAGACGAGGTGGAGGGCGCCTACCTCCTGTCGCGCAAGCTGCTCATGGGGTCGAACCCCGCCATCGACCGCATCGCCTCCGATGCCCTCGACCGGGCGTGGCTGGCCGACGTCGAGACCCGCCTGGTCACCGCCGCCCTCCTGGCCGGCAACTCCACCGCCTACGGCTCCACCTACGCCGATGGGATCGGCTACATCGCCGCCCTGCGGGCCGTGTTCGCCGCCATGGCCGCCGGCACCCTCTACACCGCCACCGACGCCATCCCCGCCGCCAAGGAATACGAGGCCGCCGCCGCCGCCGACGACACCACCGAGCGGCCCCTCCTGCCCTACGGCAACCGCATGAACGCTGCGGGGTCGTCCGACGCCGCCTACGCCGCCCTCGAAGTCCAGGGCGTGCCCCTGTGGCCCGGCCCGTACATGCCGGCGAACAAGACCCTGGTCCTGGACCAGTCGGTGAGCGCCGCCACCGTGTTTGTCACCCCCGTGATGAACTTCCGCCTGGAATGGACCACCGACGTCGCCACCGGCGGCAACGTGAAGGTCCTGAAGCTGGTCAAGTACTCCGGGGTCGGCTACTGGGCGCAGTACCCCGGCGGCATCCTCGTGGTGACCAACTCCACGCCGATCGCCACCGGCAACGGCGCCGGCCGTAGCCCCGCCCTCGGCGCCGGCACCCCCGCCGCCCACGACGAGCACGAGGCCGAGCGCGAGCCGGCCCGCCGGGCCAAGTAGCCCGTGCCCATCGGCTGGCCCACCGACGCCCAGCTTGCCGCCAAGCTGGGGCCGCATGTTGACCCCGCCGACCCCAACGTGACCAGCGCCAACGAGGCCGCCGCCGCCGACGCCACCCGCTTCGGCACGCCCGCCGGCACCGTGGACGACACCGGCGCCCTGGACGCCGCCAGCTTCGAGGCCATCCTGGCCATCGGGGTGTGGCGCTACAACAGCCGCAACCACGGCCCCGACTACTCCCAGGGCGAGTACGCCGTGAACCTCCCCGAACGGACGCGCGCCATCGCCCTCCTCGCCGGCCGGCGCCCGACCATCGCATGACTAGCCACCGGGCCGCCGGCGAGGCCGTCGAGGCCGCCCTGGTCGAGGCCGGCCTTCGTGTCGCCCTGGACGAGGGCGATATCTCGCCGCCCTGCGCCTACCTAGAGCTGTGGACCGACGACCCCGAGACCGGCACCCTCGACGGCTCCCACCCCGTGACCGTGGCCGTCCACTGGATTCCCGTCCGGGGCCTGCGCAGCTTCTACGCCGACCTCGACGCCGCCGACACCATCGTGGCCGCCCTGGTCCCCTTCGCCACCGTGGCCAACATGAGCCGGGCCACGGTCCTGGTGGGGGAGACCACGAGCTGGCCCTGTCTGCGGTGGGAGGCCATCGTCCAGCCCTGACCCCGTACCCCGAACGACTGTCAGACGCCGTCTGACACCCTGACGTAAGACAGGAGGCCCGCTAGTGGCAACCACCGTAAGCAAGCTGAAGGGCACGTTTCACCTGGGCGATGTCGCCACCGGCGTGGACTTGGAGGCCCAACTGTCCAACATCGGCACCCCCCAGGGCGTGAACCGCGATAGCCCCATCACCGTCCTGACCGGCGACGTGGTCCAGGCGTCGGCCACCTACTCGTGGTCGATCACCGGGACCGTCGTCCTCGACTGGGCCGACCCGCTGGGCGCCTTCTACTGGGTCCACGACAACCAAGGGACCGAACAGCCTTTCGAGTTCATGCCCATAGGGCCGACCGGGCCGACCATCACCGGGACGTGCATCGTGGACGGCTGGAACTTGGAGGAGCTGGCCAGCGGGGCCATCGCCGTGTCCAAGTTCACCTGGCCCATTCAGGGCCAGATCACCCTGACCCCGCCCGCCCTCGCCTTCGCCGCCGACGACGACGCCGCCTAGTGGCCGACGACGCCGGTTTCTCCGTGACCGTGACCAACCGGGCCGCCTTCGAGGCCGCCCTGGCCGCCGTCGTCCGCCAGCTCCCCGACCTGCGCGTCCCCCTGTCCGACGCCGGCGCCCAGGCCCTCACCGCCGCCCGTGGGGGCGCCCCTCGCCGTACCGGGGCCATGGCCGACGCCCATTCCGGCACCTACACCGGCCGCAACCGTTTCACCATCACCGTGGCCCACCCCGGCGCCGCCCCCGTCCACTGGGGTTGGCCCGGCCACAACATCCGCCGCCAGCCGTGGGTGGTGGCCACCTGGAACCGGGACCAGCACTGGTACGACCGCCTCGTGGCCGGCGTCCAGGGCCTCCTCGACAAGGAAGCGAGCAACGTCCGATGAGTTTCGAGCTGCCTAACTCCACCCTGGTCGCCGTGTTCGAGGACGGCCGCGAGCTGAAGCTGGCCACCGACCAGCGCGACCAGTACCGGGCCTTCCGCCTGCCCGGCGTGAACGCCGACACCGAGACCACGCCCGCCCGCATGCACGCCCTCCGGGCCATCGCCTGGGCCGCCGCCACCCGCCTGTCCGAGTACGCCGGCACCTTCGAGGACTTCGACGACTCCGTGGCCTGGGTGGTGGCCGACACCGACGCCGAGGCCACCGTGGACCCTACGACGGCGGCTGGGGCCGACTGATCGCCGCCATGAGCCTGCGCCTGGGGGTGGCCCCCTCCGTGTTGTGGCAGGAGGACCCCCGCGACCTGGCCACCATCCTCGACGTCCTGGCCGAGGCCGAGGACTGAGCCGTGGCCAAGGCCGCCGAGCTGCACATCGAGATCCTGGCCTCGGCCGAAAAGGCCCTGGCCAGCTTCGAGCAACTGAAGTCCAAGTCAACCGGCACCATGGACCTCCTGAAGTCCGCGTCGGTGGGCGCCTCGTCGGCCATCCTGGGCGAGTTCACCGAGGCCTCCAAGGCCGCCATGGACCACCAGACCCAGGTGGCCAAGGTGGCCCAGTCGTACTCCAACCTGGGCCTGCCCGTGGGCGACGTGAACAAGGCCATGGAGGAAATCGACGCCAGCGCCCGCAAGACCGGCCTGTCGGCCGACCAGTCGGTGGAGGCCTTCAATGGCCTGGTGGTGGCCACCCATGACGGCCACAAGGCCATGGAGGAGCTGGGCGTGGCCCAGGACCTCGCCGCCATGAAAGGCATCTCCGTCAAGAACGCCGCCGACGACATCACCCGTGCCCAGAACGGCAACACCCGCGCCCTGCGGGAGTTGGGCATCGCCACCAAAGACCAGAACGGCAAGACCCTTTCCGCCGCCGAGGTGATGGAGAAACTGACCGCCGCCGTCCACGGCCAGGCCGACGCCTACGGCCAGACCGCCGCCGGGTCCATGGCCCGCTTCCACGAGTCCATCGACCAGCTTCAGGTCCTCATCGGCAACGCCCTCCTGCCCGCCATCACCGGCTTCATCAACCTCCTCATGCCCCTCTTCAACTGGCTGAACGAGAACCAGACCGTGACCAAGCTCCTGGTGCCGATCGTGGCCGCCCTCGCCGGCGGGATTCTCGGCATCACCGTGGCCACCAAGGTGTGGACCGTCGCCCAGACCGCCCTGAACGTGGTCCTGGACGCCAACCCCATCGGCATCGTGATCCTGGCCGTGGCCGCCCTCGCCGCCGGCGTCATCTACG